GAGGTCTCAGGACCTCCTTTTTTTGTATAATAGTCTCATACGAAAGAAAACCAATGCCAGTTCGCCACGAAATCAAATCTCAACTTGCCAAACTGCTTGCCACTGAGGACCTCGTGGTGGAGCATAAAAAGGTCTCTACTGCCTGCTTCAACGTTCATACTCGCGTTCTGACTCTGCCTCTCTGGGAGAAGGCAAGTGGCACCGTATATGACCTTCTGGTGGGGCACGAGGTGGGTCACGCACTCTTTACTCCTGATGAGGACTGGACCGAAACCGCAAAGGTTCCCCCGCAGTTTGTGAATGTGGTAGAGGATGCTCGCATTGAGAAACTGATGAAGCGCAAGTATATGGGACTTGCTAAGACTTTCTTTAATGGATATAAAGAATTGAATGATGATGATTTCTTCCAGATTTCTGATGAAGATGTTACTTCATTCAATCTTGCTGACCGTGTAAATCTTTATTTTAAAATTGGCAACTTTTTGACTCTGGATTTTAAACCAGAAGAGAAAGAGATTGTTGATCTGATTGGTGCTACGGAATCTTTTGCAGATGTTCTGATTGCTGCAGAAGAACTCTATAAGTATTGTAAAAAAGAACAGGAACAGCAGCAGAAAGTTGCTGATTTTGATTCTCATCAGCAGGAAGGTGATTCGCAATCTCCTGCAAATGAGATTGTAGAAACCAATGAGTCTGACACTGAACAGGAAGGTTCTACAGATCAAGACCAACCTGATATGGATCAATCTTACGGTGGAACTGCACAGGGGCAGGAAGTTGATACTTCATCTACCAATAATAAAGAAGAACCTGAAATTCGCACTGCAGATTCCCTTCAAGATAAGATTAAAGATCTTGTTAATACGACTGGAGAAGAAAATAGTTATATTGAAATTCCCGAAGTAAATCTGAATACTGTTATTGGTAAAAATTCTGAAGTTCATAAAGAAATTGACTCTTGTTTTGAGAAGCAGCAAAAAGGTCGTATTGAGTCTGGATTAGATCCTCTTATCTTTAAATTTTCTGATGCAGAATTTAAGAAGTTTAAGATTTCTGCCCAGAAGGAAGTTAATTATCTTGTGAAAGAGTTTGAATGTCGTAAGGCAGCAGACTCTTATGCCCGTGCTTCTACTGCTCGGACTGGTGTTCTAGATTGCTCTCGTTTGCATAATTACAAGTTCAGTGAAGATCTGTTTAAAAAAGTCACTGTTATTCCTGATGGTAAGAACCACGGTCTAGTGTTTGTTCTGGATTGGTCTGGATCAATGTCTGATGTGATGCTTGATACTTGTAAGCAACTCTTCAACTTGATTTGGTTCTGTAAAAAGGTTTCCATTCCTTTTGAAGTTTATGCCTTCACTAATGAATGGCGTCGTGGTGAGTATGATTACGAAACTGGTAAGTATCTTGCCGCAGATCGTAATCCCCATTATCAGAAAAAGGAAGGATTGTTGTGTGTAGACGAAACTTTTTCTATGATGAATATTCTCACCAGTAAAGTTTCTGGGAAAGTGCTTGAACATCAAATGCTAAACATTTGGCGACTTGCTATTTGCTTTGGTAATTCTTATGGTTCTCTTTATACATATCCTGCTCGTATGAGTCTTTCTGGAACTCCTTTGAATGAGTCTTTGATTGCTTTGCATCAAATTCTTCCTAAGTTCCAAAAGGAGAATAAACTCCAAAAGGTTCATACCATTGTTCTTACGGATGGGGAGGCAAATTTTATCCCCTATCATAGGGAAGTTAAGCGTGGGTGGGAGCAAACCCCTTATATTGGACATGCTACGGTTAATCCTGCCAAAAGTTTTCTCCGTGATAGGAAGTTGGGGACTACTTATTCTTTCGGGTATTCTTATCACGAATTTACAGATACTCTTCTTAAAAACCTGAAAGACAAGTTTCCTTCGGTAAGTTTTATCGGCATTCGTGTTCTTCCAAGTCGTGATGCAAATCGGTTCATTAGTCTTTATCACAAGTTTTCTGATAAGCAATATTCCGTTATTCAGAATGATTGGAAGAAACTGAAGAGCTTCACCATCACAAACTCTGGATATGATGTCTACTTTGGTATGTCTGCAAATGCTCTTTCTCAGGATGCTGAGTTTGAAGTTTCTGAGGATGCTACAAAGGCACAAATTAAATCTGCGTTTGCAAAGTCTCTTAAAACCAAGAAATTGAATAAAAAAGTTCTTGGTGAGTTTATTTCTTTAGTGGCATAAATATTGAAAAAAATATTATGGATAAATTTCCGTTTGAACACGTAGTCAAATATGATACCAAAGAAATTTGGATCAAATGTGATAGTGCAACTACTGCTCTGGGTATTCCCGCACTTGTTGAAAAGTATTATCCTGGATACACAGGACATATCGGAAGTGTGGAATATTTGGATAAACTAAGAAACAAAAAAGTCCAATTCTGAAACTGTCACACGGGGCACTTCGATGCCCCTTTTTTCTTGCTATAATAACTTCAGTTAAACAAAACAATCTAACTACACCATGCCTCGCAACGCTTCCGTGACCGACGAACAACTGATTGACTCTCTCAAAAATCTTTATGGTCCTGAAATTACTTCTGGAGATCTGAAGGGTTTTTGTGCCTCCCGTGCTATTAATTATCAAACTGCCTCTCGCCGCCTTGAGAAATACAAGACTTCTCGCGGTCGTTGGAATTTGGAAGTGACCCAAGAACGTGTGGAAGAGATTGAGCGTTCTTTCCACAGCGTTGCTGTTCTTCCCGAAACTCAACAAAATCTTATTCCTGATAAAGATGATACTTTCGTCAAGTTTGGTAACTTTAATGATATTAAAAAAATTATTCAGTCCAATTTCTTTTATCCTACGTTTATTACGGGTCTTTCGGGTAATGGTAAAACGCTCTCTGTGGAGCAAGCGTGTGCTCAACTTAAGCGTGAATTGATCCGTGTCAACATCACGATTGAAACTGATGAGGATGATCTGATCGGTGGTTTCCGCCTTGTGAATGGTGAAACTGCCTGGCATAACGGTCCTGTGATTGAGGCACTGGAGCGCGGTGCTGTTCTTCTTCTGGATGAGATTGACCTTGCTTCTAACAAAATCCTCTGCCTGCAATCCGTTCTGGAAGGTAAAGGTGTCTTCTTGAAAAAGATCGGCAGGTTCGTTAAACCTGCTGCTGGATTCAACGTGATCGCCACCGCAAACACCAAGGGTAAGGGTTCTGATGACGGTAGGTTCATCGGCACCAACGTGCTCAATGAGGCATTCCTGGAGCGTTTCCCTGTGACCTTTGAGCAATCCTATCCCGCTCCCTCTGTAGAGCAGAAGATCCTTGAGGGCATCGCTCTGGACCTTGGTGTGGAGGATCGTGATTTCTGTAAGCGTTTGGTTGACTGGGCAGACATTATCCGCAAGACCTTCTACGATGGTGGTATTGAGGAAATCATCAGCACCCGCCGCCTGGTTCACGTTGTTCGTGCTTTCAGTATCTTTGGTGATAAGGCAAAGGCAATCCAAGTTTGTGTAAATCGCTTTGACGATGAAACCAAACAAGCATTCCTTGAACTTTATGATAAGGTTGATGCTGATTTCCAGATGCCAGTTCAAACTGAACTGACTGTAGAATACATTGACGAGAAGCAAACAAACTGATATAATTGGGGAAGGTAAAAAAGTGCCTTCCCTTTCTTTATGATTGAATCAACTTTTACTATTAATATGACTGAACATAAAAATCATCTTTGGAAATATAACGAAGATAAAATCCTTAAGGATGTTGAAGACTATGTAACAACTACCTATCACGGTCATTACTGCGGTGATAGTGATGGTTATGCTGATATCCAGACTATTGACCTTATGGCAGCAAAAAAACTGGCAGCAGGTTTCTGTCAGGCAAACATCCTCAAATATGGTTCTCGTTATGGTGACAAGGATGGGCGCAATAAGCGTGATTTGATGAAAGTTATTCACTACGCTATGCTTCTACTTCACTTTGATGGGCACTACACCCGCAAAGATAACGGTCTCTCTGAATTTCGCTGATTATTATGAAACTCTCTGATAAAACTCTTACAATCCTTAAGAACTTTTCTTCTATCAACCAATCCATCCTGTTTAAGGAAGGTAGTTCTCTTCGCACTATCAGTGTGATGAAGAACATTCTTGCAGAAGCTAAAATCGAAGAAGAACTTCCTAAGGATTTTGGTATCTATGATCTTAATCAATTTCTGAACGGTCTTAACCTGCATCAGAATGCTGAACTTGATTTTGAAAATGACAACTATGTGGTTATTCGTGAAGGTAAATCCCGCTCCAAGTATTTCTTCGCTGATCCAAATGTAATTGTCACTCCCCCCGATAAATCAATTTCACTACCAAGCGAAGATGTTTGTTTCCTTCTTGATACCAAAGAACTTGATAAACTCCTTAAGGCTGCTGCTGTGTATCAACTTCCTGACCTGTCTGTGGTTGGTGAAGCAGGTGTGGTGAAACTCGTTGTTCGTGATAAGAAAAACGATACTTCTAATGACTTCTCTGTTGTCGTTGGCGAGACTCATGGTGAATTCGCTTTCAACTTTAAGGTTGAAAATGTTAAGATTATTCCTGGTAATTATGAAGTAGTTGTTTCTTCCAAGCTTCTGTCTAGGTTTAAGAATACTGGATTTGATGTTACGTATTGGATCGCTCTTGAACCAGATAGCACCTTTGGGTGATATGATGATTTAAGAACACACCTTTATTATGAACATCTTTGTGACAAGTGAATATCCTGCAGAAAGTGCTCTCTGTCTTCCTGACAAGCACGTTGTAAAGATGCCCTTGGAGTGCTGCCAGATGCTTTCTATCGTGGCATCTAAGTGGTATCACAACTACGGACCCCTTCTCAAGGCAGATAGCACTCCTTATAGCACTGAGAAGGGTGCTTTTCGAAATCATCCCTGCACCAAGTGGGCAGCAGAGAGTATTCATAATGCTTACTGGTTGATTAAACACGGTCTTAATCTGTGCGATGAATACACTTTGCGTTATGGTAAAGTTCATTCCTGTTACAAGACACTCGTAGATGCCTTTTATTTGTTCCCCCGTGGTAAAATTAATAAGGTAGAAAACTTCGTTCGTGCTATGCCAGATGAGTATAAACTTGACACAAGCATTGACACTTTTACTGCTTACAAGATGTATATCGCATCCAAACCTTGGGTTGCATCTAATTATCTTCGTATGCCAGAACGCAAACCTGATTGGATCTAAATTATGACAAGTGAATTTCTTTATGTGGAAAAGTATCGTCCTCAAGTAATTGAGGATTGTATTCTTCCTGATGATACTAAAAAAACGTTTAAGGAGTTTGTAGAGAAAGGTGAAATTCCAAATCTCCTTCTTGCTGGACCTCCTGGTATTGGTAAAACTACAATCGCAAAAGCATTATGTAATGAATTAGGGGCAGATTATTATGTCATTAACGGATCCGACGAAGGACGTTTCCTGGATACTGTACGGAACCAAGCGAAGAACTTTGCTTCGACCGTCTCACTTACGGGATCTTCTAAACACAAAGTCATCATCATCGATGAGGCAGATAACACAGGCAACGACGTTCAACTCTTACTACGGGCAAATATTGAGGCATTTTATAGCAACTGCCGATTTATCTTCACCTGCAACTACAAGAACAAGATCATTGAACCCCTCCACTCCCGATGTGCCGTCATCGACTTTACAATCAAGGGAAAACAGAAGCAACAACTTGCAGGAAGTTTCTTCAAAAGAGTTCTCCAAATCCTGGATGCGGAAAAGATTGAGTATGATGAAAAAGTCGTTGCGGAACTTGTTACAAAGCACTTCCCAGACTTCCGAAGGGTCCTTAACGAATGCCAAAGGTATTCTACGGGGGGTAAAATTGACTCGGGAATTCTTGCATCGTTCTCAGACATCTCAGTAAATGAACTCGTCAAAAACCTCAAAGATAGGAACTTCCCAGAAGTCCGTAAGTGGGTGGTATCCAACCTGGACAACGATGCTCCTGTTCTACTTCGCAGGATTTATGACGCCTGTTATGATTGCCTTTCACCCCAATCTATCCCCGCTGCCGTTCTTGTTATTGCTAAGTATCAATACCAATGTGCGTTCGTGGCTGACCAAGAAATTAACCTCTTAGCTGCATTAACTGAAATTATGGTGGAGTGTGAATTCAAATGAAAGTGCCAAGTAAATCCGAGTTAATGCATCTTAAAATTCAAGCAGCAATGCGTGAGAATGCATTTGCTGATACGGATGTAAAATATCTTGGTGAGCGTCAGGGGCATCATTGGTATTTGATTGCTGGTGAGCATGAAGTGAGGGATGATCAATTTACAGATTTTGATATAGTTGATGATTATGAAAAACTTTAGACATCAAATTAAATCTCAATGGTATTATATTTTTTGGGGTGCTATGGCAGTTGCTGTAGTTGGTGGACAGATTTATGTTGGTCTCGGTTATCGTGAAATGGCAGAGGTAACTAAATCTTCTTCTATTACTGTAACTTGCGTTCCCCCATATGAACCACCATCTTCTTATGCTGCTGGTAAGAATAGGACTGGTGAGTTTGAATAACTGCTTCTAAATATAACGTTGATATAATTTAAAAATGAGTGTAAAATTAATTCGAATGTCTTCTGGTGAAGATGTGATTGCAACTGTGTTGAATGAAACGGAAGAAACCATTACTATTGAAGATAGTATTGTGGCAGTTCCTACATCATCTGGATCTATTGGATTTGCTCCTTGGTCCCCTTTGCAAAGTAAAAATGATAAATCTTTAACTGTCAATATGAGATTTGTTGTTTATATTGCTGAACCTGATGAGGGAATTGTAGATCAGTATTCCAAAATGTTCAGTAAATTAATTACCCCAAATAGTAAATTGATAACCTAATGGCAAATACACTTAAATCACTTAAGACTCCTCTTAGATATCCTGGAGGCAAGTCTCGTGCTTGTGTAAAAATGGATCCTTATTTTCCAGATCTCCGTAACTATGAGGAGTTTAGGGAACCATTTCTGGGGGGAGGTTCTGTAGCAATTCATATCACTAAAAAGTATCCAAATCTTAAGATCTGGGTGAATGATCTTTATGAACCTTTGGTTAATTTTTGGCAGCAACTCCAAATGTTTGGGGATGATGTTTCTTCCAGATTGTCTGAATTAAAATCATCTCACCCAGATCCAACTCTTGCCAAAAAACTTTTTGATTCTTGTAAAAAAATTATTAACGATTCCGACTATAGCAATTTTGATAGGGCAGTAGCATTTTATGTTGTTAATAAATGCTCTTTCAGTGGATTGACAGAATCGAGTTCTTTTTCTAAGCAAGCGTCAAGCAGTAATTTTTCTCTCAATGGTATTGAAAAATTAAAAGAGTATTCTAAACTGATTGGACATTGGAGAATTACCAACTATTCATATGATGCTATAATGGATAGTAATAAAAATGTTTTTATGTATCTCGATCCTCCTTATGACATTAAGGATAATCTCTATGGGAACAAAGGATCAATGCATAAAGGATTTGATCACGATCTTTTCGCTGCTCGTTGCAGTGTTAATAGTATGGATATGCTAGTTAGTTATAATTCTGATCAGTTAGTGAAAGATAGATTTACTGATCCTGAATGGAAAGCAGCAGAATTTGATTTGACTTATACAATGCGTTCTGTTGGGGAGTATATGAGAGAGCAGAAAAAACGCAAAGAACTTTTATTATTTAATTATGAAATACGAACTGAAGGATTGGATTGATTCGTTGTCATTTAATAAAAATGATCTAACAGAAGAAGATCCAACGATTATAAAAGACTATCCGCCTTATATTATTAATCGCTGCCTTTCTGGTCACATTGATTGTATTATGTTTGCCAATGAAATGAATATGAAACATTATCTTCCCAAAGATATGCAGTATTCATTTTATCTAAATAGTCTGAGGAAAAAGAAGAGATTTTCTCCCTGGATCCGAAAAGATAAAGTCAAAGATTTAGAATGCGTTAAACAATACTATGGATATAGTAATGATAAAGCATCCCAAGCTTTGAAAATACTAAATAAAGAACAACTTGAATTTATCAAAAAAAGACTTGAAAGGGGCGGAAAAAAATGACAAACTCTATTGAACCACAGGTTAATTGGACACCAAATATGATGGTGGAGGTTATCCTAAATGAACCTGATGACTTTCTGAAAGTTCGTGAGACTTTGACCCGTATCGGAGTTGCATCGCGTAAGGAAAAGAAAATCTATCAATCTTGCCATATTCTTCACAAGCAAGGTAGATACTATCTTGTTCATTTTAAGGAACTGTTTGCTCTCGATGGCAAACATGCAAATCTTACGGTTAATGATGTTCAAAGAAGGAACAGAATTACCCGTCTTTTATCAGATTGGGGATTGATTACTGTTGTTAATCAAGACTCTATTACTGATATTGCACCACTTAATCAAATCAAGGTTCTTTCTTATAAGGATAAGGGGGACTGGATTTTGGAACAGAAGTATAATATTGGTAAAAAAGGAAAGGGTCAGGAAACCGAATGATTTTGTAGGGAGTTCAACACTCCCTTTTTTTATGTTTCTTGTATAATTAGTAGTGGACGCCGTAAGGGTCCTCAAAACACAAACTCGCTTAAAAAGGAGCTACCATAATGACTAACCTTATGAAATATCAGGCTGCGGATCTTCCTGCTTTGTTGGAGAGAATTAACCGCAATACCATTGGAATGGATGAATACTTTGACCGTGTATTTAAACTTCACGAAACAACTTCTAATTATCCTCCATATAATCTTGTTCAGGTGAGTAACGTAGAGTCGAAATTAGAAATTGCACTTGCTGGGTTTAAGAAAAAAGAAGTCTATGTCTACACTCAAGATGGAAAACTATTCGTCGAAGGACAAAAAGAAGACAAAGAAACAGACACCAACTATGTCCACAAAGGATTGGCTCAACGATCTTTCACCAGATCTTGGACACTCTCAGATGAAACGGAAGTTAGATCAGTTGAATTTGAGGATGGGTTGTTGACCGTTACTCTTGGTAAGATTGTTCCCGAACACCACAAGCGTAAAGATTATCTATAAATATATTTGAATATCGTCGGCGCTAGCCAAAGAGGGGATACTGGCAAAATCCAGTTGACTCCCCTCTATTTTTTTGCTAAAATAACTAAGGATGGGAAAAAAATTATGACTGTAAAATTGGCACTTTTAAAATCTGGTGAAGATATTATTGCAGATATTAAAGAGATGGTGGTTGGTGATGAAGAAAATCCAAAGGTTGTTGGATATTTTTTCAATAAGCCTTGCACTGTTAGGATGAGAAATCCACAAGAAATTTTGGAATCTGATGAAAAGTCATTTCAGGTGGCATTGTTTCCCTGGATTCCTATTTCTAAAGATTCTACGATTCCAGTTCCTTCAGATTGGGTGGTTACTATCGTAGAACCAATTGATAAACTTACCGAAATGTATAAAGATCAAGTATTGAATTATGGAAAAGAAGATGATAAAGATATTAGTACTGACGAACAAGCAAATTCTGATCAGTAAGATTGAGGAAGTTGGTGCAGATGTTGGGGAACCTGATTGTAAGTTAATTAAACCCTTTCTTATAAAAGAACCTCAACTTGAAGGACTTTCTAGAACATTAGAACCATTTCTAATGGGAGTTACAAAACAAGATACATTTATGATGAGTTCTGACAAGATCCTTACTCTTGCAGATCCAACTCCAACTCTACTTGAAAAATACGAGGATTTGATTAAAGAATGAGATTTTATACTAATGTTCAATTGATTGGAAATCAGTTTTTGGTTCGTGGAGTAGAAAATGGTAAAAGATTTGAAACAAGAGACGAGTTCTTTCCAACTCTTTATGTAAAAACTAAAAAGCCATCCAAATATAGAACATTAAGTGGTGAAGCAGTTGAAGAGGTAAAACCTGGAACAGTTAGGGACTGTCGTGAGTTTTACAGTAAATATGAAAATGTTGATGGGTTTGAGATCTATGGAAACGATCGCTATGTCTATCAATACATTTCAGAAAAGTATCCTGAGGATGAAATTAAGTTTGATATTAGCAAAATCAAACTTGTAACTCTGGATATTGAGGTTGCTTCAGAGCACGGGTTCCCTGATGTGGAATCTTGCTCTGAGGAAATTCTTGCGATTACAATTCAGGATTATACTACCAAGAAGATTATTACTTGGGGAATTAAACCATTCAATAATACTCGTAGTGATGTAACATATCATCACTGCCCTTCCGAATATCAACTTCTCAATCATTTCATCAATTATTGGATGAATGATGTTCCAGATGTGATTACTGGGTGGAACGTTCAGATGTATGATATTCCTTATATCTGCAAGAGACTTAATCGGGTTCTTGGTGAAAAACTGATGAAACGTTTTTCTAACTGGGGTCTTGTAACTGAGGGTGAAGTTTATATCAATGGACGTAAGCACACTACGTTTGACGTTGGTGGTTTAACTCAACTCGATTACCTTGATCTTTATAAGAAATTTACTTATAAAATTCAAGAGTCTTATCGCCTTGATTACATTGCCGAAGTGGAACTGGGGCAGAAGAAACTTGATCACTCTGAGTTTGAAACCTTTAAAGACTTTTACACTAACGGTTGGCAGAAGTACATTGAATACAACATCGTTGACGTGGAACTTGTTGACCGTTTGGAAGACAAGATGAAGTTGATCGAACTTGCATTGACAATGGCATATGACGCTAAAGTGAATTATGCTGATGTTTTCTATCAGGTTCGTATGTGGGATAATATCATCTACACTTACCTTAAAAAGAGGGATATCGTTATTCCTCCAAAGAATAGGACTAAGAAAGATGAAAAATATGCCGGTGCTTACGTTAAGGAACCTATTCCTGGAATGTATGATTGGGTGGTGAGTTTTGACCTTAACTCACTATACCCTCACCTCATTATGCAATATAACATCTCTCCAGAAACTCTTTTAGAAGAAAGGCATCCTACAGTAAATGTGGATAAAATTCTAAATCAGGATCTGAACTTTGAGATGTATAAGGACTATGCAGTATGTGCCAATGGTGCAATGTATCGTAAAGACGTTCGTGGTTTTCTTCCAGAACTGATGGAGAAGATTTACAACGAACGTGTAATCTTCAAGAAGAAAATGCTTGCAGCAGAGCAAGAGTATGAAAAGACTAAGAATAAAGAATTAGTCAAAGAGATTGCTCGCTGCAATAACATTCAAATGGCAAGGAAGATCCAACTTAACTCTGCTTATGGTGCTATTGGTAATCAGTATTTCCGCTATTACAAACTAGCAAACGCTGAGGCAATCACCTTATCTGGTCAGGTTTCCATTCAGTGGATTATGGATAAGATGAATTCTTATTTAAATAAAGTTCTTAAGACTGATGGGGAAGATTATGTTATTGCTTCTGATACTGACTCTTTGTATATCAATATGGGTCCTCTGGTTGAGAGTGTATTCAAGGGAAGAGAGAAAACTACTCAAAGCATTGTTTCGTTCCTTGATAAGGTCTGTCAGGTGGAACTTGAAAAGTATATTGAAAGTTGCTACCAAGAATTGGCGTCCTATGTAAATGCTTATGATCAGAAAATGATTATGAAGCGTGAATGTATTGCTGAGCGTGGTATTTGGACTGCAAAGAAGCGATATATTCTAAGTGTTTGGGATAGTGAAGGTGTTCTTTATGAAGAACCCAAATTAAAGATCAAGGGTATTGAGGCAATTAAATCTTCTACTCCTGCACCTTGTCGTAGTATGTTGAAAAAATCATTTAACATTATGATGAGTGGAAGTGAAGATGACATAATTGATTATATTGAGGAATGTCGAACAAACTTTAAGAATATGAAACCTGAGCAAATAGCATTTCCTAGAACTGCATCTGATGTTCAGAAGTATTCATCATCTTCTAACATTTATGCATCGAAAACTCCAATTCACGTTAGGGGAGCTTTGCTATTCAATTATTATGTTAAGCAAAGGAAACTTACTAATAAGTATTCTTTTATTCAGAATGGTGAAAAGGTTAAATATATTTTCCTTAAAAAACCAAATATCATTCACGAAAATGTAATTTCTTTCATTCAAGATTTTCCCAAGGAACTTGATCTTGACAAATACATAGATTATGAACTACAATTTGAGAAAGCATTTTTAGAACCCCTCAAGAGTATTCTTGATGTAGTTGGATGGAGTGTTGAAAAATCTTCAAGTTTAGAATCTTTTTTTGTATGATGAATTTGCCAATTACTGATAAAGAATTAGAATTGATAATTGAAATGGTTAAAAGTAGGGATCAGAAACTTTATAATAAGTTATGGACTTATAAATTTAATTTTAAAAATATTAAAACTGAGAAATAGGTATGGATTTTCTTAAAGATATTGTAAAAGAAATAGGTGATGACTATACAAAACTAGCATCAGATATTGAAGAAACAGAAACTTATGTTGACACGGGTTCTTACGTTTTTAATGCACTGGTTTCAGGTAGCATATTTGGTGGTGTATCTGGGAATAAGATTACTGCTATTGCTGGAGAGTCTTCTACTGGAAAAACTTTCTTTAGCCTCGCCGTTGTTAAGAATTTTCTTGATAATCATTCCGATGGTTATTGCCTCTACTTTGATACTGAGGCTGCCATTACCAAATCTCTCCTGGAAAGTCGCGGCATCGACACATCAAGGTTTGTCGTGGTTAATGTTGTCACCGTAGAAGAGTTTCGAACTAAAGCACTCAAAGCAGTTGATCTTTATATGAAGAAACCCGAAGGGGAACGCAGTCCTTGTATGTTTGTGCTAGACTCTTTAGGTATGCTTTCTACCAGTAAAGAAATCACTGATGCCTTAAATGAAAAAGAAGTTCGTGATATGACTAAATCACAACTTATCAAAGGCGCTTTCCGTATGCTCACACTCAAATTAGGACAGGCAAATGTACCGCTCATTGTCACAAATCATACATACGATGTCATCGGAGCTTATGTACCAACGAAAGAAATGGGTGGAGGTTCTGGACTCAAATACGCAGCATCTACGATCATCTATCTCAGCAAAAAGAAAGAAAAAGATGGAACAGAAGTGGTCGGCAATATTATCAAAGCTAAGACTGCTAAGTCGCGTTTGAGTAAAGAGAATAAACAGGTTGAAGTTCGCTTATATTATGATGAGAGGGGACTTGATCGATATTACGGACTGCTTGAACTTGGTGAACTTGGTGGACTTTGGAAAAACGTTGCTGGAAGATATGAGATAGATGGGAAGAAAATTTATGCCAAGCAGATTTTAAAAGAACCTGAGGTATATTTTACAGAAGAAGTAATGCAACAGTTGGACGAAATCGCACAAAGGGAATTTAGTTATGGAAAAAATTGAGTTTCTAATTCTTAGAAACCTTTTATATAATGAACAATATTTACGCAAAGTTATACCGTTTTTAAAATCAGAATATTTTGAAGATCAAAATCAAAAAATAGTTTTTGAGGAAATACTATCATTCGTCAACAAATACAATCAGTTGGCAACGAAAGAAGTTCTTTGTATTGAAGTTGAAAAAAGAACAGATATCAATGACACTACCTTTAAAGAAATTATCCATTTGATTGGGTGTTTGGATGATATTCCTGCTGAGTTTAATTGGGTAGTTTCTACTACTGAAAAGTGGTGTCGTGATCGTGCCATTTATTTGGCACTTATGGAGTCAATTCATATTGCGGACGGTAAGAGTGAAAAGAAAACTCCAGATAGTATTCCTTCTATTCTTTCTGACGCTCTTGCTGTAAGTTTTGATAATCACGTTGGGCACGATTATTTACAAGATTATGAACAAAGATACGAAGCATATCATAGAAAGGAGGATAAAATTGAATTTGATCTTGAATATTTTAATAAAATCACAAAAGGTGGGATCCCTAACAAAACTCTTAATATCGCTCTTGCTGGTACGGGCGTCGGGAAGTCTCTATTCATGTGCCATGTGGCTAGCTCCGTCTTGCTCCAGGGGAGGAACGTTCTCTACATTACAATGGAAATGGCAGAAGAACGAATTGCTGAGAGAATTGACGCAAACCTCCTGAACGTTCCTATTCAATCTATCATTGATTTGCCTAAGCAAATGTTTGAAAGCAAGGTTACAAACCTTGCCAAGAAAACACAAGGAACTCTGATTATCAAAGAGTATCCAACTGCTTCTGCACATAGTGGGCATTTCAAATCTCTTTTGAATGAACTCTCTCTTAAGAAATCATTCAAACCAGATATTATCTTCATTGATTACCTTAATATCTGTGCCTCTTCGCGTTATAAGGGAAACAGCAACATTAACTCATATTCTTATATTAAAGCAATCGCAGAAGAACTTCGTGGTCTTGCTGTAGAGTTCAATGTTCCTATTGTTTCTGCTACTCAAACCACTCGTTCAGGTTATGGCAATAGTGATGTTGAGTTGACTGATACTTCTGAGTCATTTGGTCTTCCTGCTACTGCTGACCTTATGTTTGCTTTGATTAGCACTGAAGAGTTAGAAGAGTTGGGGCAAATTCTTGTGAAGCAACTTAAGAACCGATACAATGACCCAACAATTTACAAGAGATTTGTTGTTGGTATTGATCGTGCCAAAATGAGATTGTATGATGTGGAACAATCGGCACAACAAGACATACTTGACTCTGGTAAAGAAGAAGAGTATGATTATGAAGAAAAGAAACCTAAAAAATCATTTGAAGGATTCAAATTTTGATTAGCTTAAAAACTGACTTTTTACTTAATAAATTACCTATGACTGAAACTAAAGTGATTGACACTGAAAAGTATATTAACTTTGTTCGCCAAACTACAAGTCCTGCAAGTTCTGATTTTAACCAATTAGTTGCTCGTATGACTGAACTTGAACTTGAAAATGACGTAGATACTCCCCGTCTTTTGACTGCTGCGTTTGGTATCAGTGCAGAGGCAGGTGAATTTACTGAGGTTGTTAAGAAGGTTTTTCTACAAGGCAAACCATATAGTCAAGAGACTGAGTTTCATTTAAAGCGAGAACTTGGAGACATTTTTTGGTATCTTGCTCAAGCGTGTATGGCACTTGATACTACTTTTGATGAAGTTCTGCAGATGAACTATGAGAAACTGAGTGCTCGTTATCCTGATGGTGCATTTGATGTTTATCGTTCCGAAAACCGTGTAGAAGGTGATTTGTGATCTAAGTCGTCTTAAACCTCCTCTGGGAGGTTTTTTTTATAAATAACTAAAAAGTATTTGTAAAGATGGCAAACATTTATAGAAATCTTGCAGAAGCATATCAGCAGGTTTATACTCCTCAAGAAGTTGATGAAGCAACTGCGATGGCAAAGCGTGGTCATGATGAGACTGAACTTCGTAAAAGAGCAGGTGGTGGTGAGGCAGCAGATAGAGCAACTTCACTAGAGAATAGACCAACCTATGGTGATGCTAAGAAGGCAAAACAGAGAACTGATTATGCCAGAAAGCAAAGAGGTGATTTCCGTAAGACCGCATCTTCAAATCCTGGTCTTCACGTTGGACAGCACAAGTCTGATGATCCTAAGGTAAAAGCGAAGCAGGCAGCAAGAGGTGCTCAGAGAGGTGCTCTGACTCCCAATGAGAGAAAGCAACTCAATATGGGCGATGAGTCTTTTGATATTTTTGATATTGTTCTTGAGTTCCTTCAAGTAGAAGGATACGCAGAAACTCTGGAAGAAGCAGAGTGGATGATGGCAAATATTATTGATGAGGAAGCAATTGAGATTGTCCTCGGTGAAGCACAAGAGGCTCGCAACAATCCTGAGAAGTATGAAGCAGACCAAAAGAAAAAGTCTGCTCCTGTTCGTGGAGAAAGAACTCCTATGCCCCCAAGAGGTGATAAGCGTAGAGAGGACTTTGAGAAGTGGTATGCTAAGAACGTTCGCTGATAAATAACGCGGAAGGTTGCTCCAACCCACCCAACTTTGTTGGGTGGGTTTTTGCTTTCTAAATAGTAAAAAAGTATTTTGAGTTTTTATGGCTATTGCTGATGAAGTTCAAAAAGAATTAAAAAATATTTTTCAAGGGAAATTAGATCTTAAAAAGTTTTATGAAAAATATTCTTCTAGTGGTGGCGAAGACCGACAGGTAGATCCTTTTGACTATACAAATTCTACGATGGTTGTGAAACAGTCTAATAGTAGAATTAAATTTATTCCAAGAATTAAATCGAAGCAAGAAAGAAATCATCTCGCTAATGCAACAAAGGAATGGGTTGAAGAGAATAAAAATTTGTTGAGAGATGCTATTACTCCATATCTTCCTGGAGGTATGATGTATGAAATTAAAATTGATATAGGCGTAAAAACTGGTAGTGGATCCCAAACTGTAGAGTTTGCATTAGTTCCACAGGGAAAAAAGAATGCAACATTTTCTTTTTGGTGGCAAGGAAAAGGATTATCAAATGGAGCTGCAGGTAAAAGAACAGATCCGCATGAATTGATGACTGCGTGTTTAATTTTAAATCAAGAAAGAATAAGTCTTGCAAAAGTTAATGGTATGAAAGATGAAGCAAGGCAAGCATATTTAAAAGAAGTTGTTGATAAATTAGCATCAACTGCATCTAAAGTTGAGGGTTCTGCTGGTCTTGATGGGTTTTATTGTGATAAAGAAAAAAATGAACCTGATTTAGTCAATCTCGCTAAAGCAATATCAATTTCCAATTATGTAATAAATCAAATTGGAAGAAATGCAAAGGTGCAAACTGTATGGCAAACGGGAACTAAATGGGCTCAAGAAATTAAAAGATTTAATGTTGGCCCAGAGACAATGAAAAATTATAATTCTTCTGATATTATTGTTAAGTTTGATTTAAAAGGTACAACTCATTATTGGGGATTGTCTCTTAAAAAGCGCGGCATTAATGAAGTTGAGCCAACACTTTTAAATAAGCCATTGTTAGGTAAAACTGGATTTATTTCTAAAAGCATACCACCTGCAGAAGAAAATAAAATTCAAGTAGCAAAGAAAAAATTTTTTACCAAGGCAATTCAAATAAAGTTAAGAGGTGATGTTTATAAAAATAATATTAAAATTGATGATAATACTCCTATAAAAACTATATTGAAAGTTGCCACAGAACTTTTTAGTGATAAAGAAAAGGGTGATATGTTGCGTGGATATGGTGAATATTCTAAAAATCCAAATATTTATTTTAAAGAAATAGATAGAGTTTTTTTAGAAAAATTCGATAATAATGAAAAATTCTTCAAAGAATTTTTAGATACTATTTTTAAGATTGATTTAACTTCATATTTAAAGGGAACCAATTTTCATTTCAGTTTAATTACTGGTGAGGGGGATTATAAATCTGGTAAATTGTTGCAAGTAAAAGCACCTTTGGAAAAAGAAGGTAGACTTACTACAGAAATTTTTACAGAAATGTTTGGAAGCAAACCAAAAAGTTCTAAGAAATATGTTTTAGAAAAACCATCGGATAAAAAACAAGCATTTGAGCCTGGATCTACTGCTGCTAAATTATTTTATATTATGAAAATAGAAGATGTTCATATCGTAGATCTTGAGGTTAGATATAAAGGTGCAATGACATCCGAACCTCAATTTCAAATTTTTATGAGTACTAGACCAAATAATTTTTCACAACTTTATAAAAAATTGTCTAAGAAGAAAAAATTTGGCGAAGAACGTTGGGGTTAAATTAATTAATAAATATAAGTATATAAACGATCAATATGAAGAGTTTTTCACGATTTTTATCTGAGGCAAGAGAGTCGCAGGCAGTAATGCAAGCGCGGCGTCTTGGTCTGACTGGAGATGGCCACGGCGGATGGTATGATAAAAATGGTGAATTTACTGCCAAGACAGAAGGTGGTAAATTGAAGTTCTATAATCAGAACCAGGTGCCAGGGCAGCAGGACCCTCCCCAGAGGAGGACTGCCGCAAACCAGCAGCCAGTTGCCACCCAGACCCAGGCACCATCCTCTCAACAGGCACAGCAGGGAGCACCACCACAGGAGCAACCCCAGGGGCAGCAGGAAGCACCCCCAGAAGAGGGGCAGCAGGAAGACAAGGGAACCCTCACCATTGCTTTTGGTCGTTTTAATCCTCCAACAACTGGACACGAAAAACTTTTAGATACTGTTGCTAATATTGCAGATAAGGGTGAGTATCGCATTTATCCTTCAAGATCTAATGATCCTAAGAAAAATCCATTAGATCCTGATACTAAGATTTCAATGATGCGTAGGTTATATCCAAAGCACGGGGAAAAAATTGTAAATGATGAAGGATCAAAAACAATTTTTGATGTTCTGAAGAAGGCACATCAAGATGGATATTCTGGTGTAAATATTGTTGTTGGATCAGATCGTCAAGCAGAGTTCCAAAAACTTGCAACCAAGTATAATGGAGACCTGTATGATTTCAAGAATTTGAATATCGTATCTGCGGGAGAAAGAGATCCTGATGCTGAAGATGTTACTGGAATGTCCGCATCAAAACTTCGCAAGGCAGCAGCAGAAGGGGACTTTGAAACATTCAGAAAAGGAACTCCAAAGTCCTTAGATGATAAGGAAGCAAGAAAGTTCTTTATGACTCTCCGCAAATCAATGAAGGTTGAAGAAGGTTTTAATCTCTGGGAAATTGCACCTAAAGAAGATATGGCATCTCTTCGTGAGTCATATATTAACAATGAGGTTTATTGTGAAGGTGAGATTGTAGAAAATATAAACACTGGATTAGTTGGAAAAATTATTCGCAGAGGAACTAATTACCTGATTTGTGTGACCGAAGATAATCTTATGTTTAAATCTTGGATTAAAGACTTAAACAAAATTGAAGAACAGCAGTGGACCAACGTTTCTGGAGTTCCTGCAAATCAAAGAGAAGTTGGAACTGATGCTCTAAGAAAATATACAATGAAGATGACTGGAACGAAAGAAATACGTAATTTCATAAATAGATACAAGAAGAAAAGTAATCATTAAAAATTCCAATGAGCAAAGCAATTCTTGAGGATAAGATCGGACCTCATCTTGGTCACGCTGCTGGTGACACTGATGCTGAAAAGAAAGCATCTCAACTTGCATCAGATGTCAAGTATAAAGTTCGTCAAGAATTGGGGTCGGATACATCCCTCAATCCTGCTGAGATTGCTAAGAAGTATTTGCAGCAATTGGCAAAATCACCTGCTCCAGCAGCAGTGAAATTAATTGCTAAGAAAAAATTAGAAGGTTCTTCTACACCTTCATCTTCATCAACTCCAGTTTCTGAGGAAGCGGGTGGAGATGATAGGGTATGGATTGTTGTAACAGACAAGAAGACTGGAAATACTTATCGCCGCAGTCTTAGAAAATCAACTGCCGAAAGGAAAATTGCAGATCTTCGTTCAAATCCAAACATTTCGAGAGTAGAAAGAACTTCATATCATCCTGACGATAAGGATGATGTTCAGGGAAAGAAAACTGCAAGAGTAAAAGCAGGTAAAGGTTTAGATCAAGATGGTGATGGTGACAAAGATTTTGCTGATGTAATGTCAGCAAGAATGCAAGCATCTGGAATGTCTAAGAATGCTGCAAACAAGAAAGTTGCTGATAAACCTTATAACAAAAAAGATGTTAAAGAAGGTTTCTCAAACTGGAGAAGTGACCTTATTGAAGTAGTTGATGATGACATTGCAAATCAAAAGAAAGGTGAAATCAAAGAGAAAAAGGTAGAAAATAAAATTACTATTAATCCTAATGTAGACCTCGGTGAAAAAATCAATCAGATGGGTGGAGAACTCATTGAAATGGTAGAAATTGATGAAGAACTTTCTTTTGAGGGAGTTCTTGATGAAATCTGTGATGCGGAGTTGGTCTTCCTTTCAAATGATATTATTGAGCAAGCAGTCGAAGAATTTTTCTTAGAGTGTATTGAAGAAGGATATGAGGTTAAAGATGTAGAAGAGATGCTTATCGAGTCTCTTGATACTTCTTTAGAAATGATTTGTGAAGTATCTGATTCTTATTATGATTCTGCTGTTAAGACTTCTAAGAAAAATGCTTCTAAACTGAGAAGACAAAATAGAATTCAAAAGATCAAAGATACTGTAAAGAAAGTTGGTAAGGCAGTTTCGCATGGAGCGGGATATGTAGCAGGTAAAGCAGTATCTGTTGCCAAGAAAGTTGGTAGTGAAGTCAAGAAAGGGTATGAGGCAGCTAAAGATTCTGAAGAGACTTCATCTTCATCAGGAACCAGAAAACCACAACCATATCGTTACGCTAAAAAGGCAGAAAAGAAACCTGGGATTGCTTCTAGACTTGGTAGTGCTCTCAAGAGTGGTCTTAAGAGAGCTGTTAAGCACGGAGCTGCAGCAGTTTCAAGAGGAGCAAGAAATGTTGCTCGTTCTATGAGTGAAGAGAATATTCAAGAGGTTGCTCCTCCTGGGATGGAAGGAACTGTAAAGGCAATGAAGAAGCATAAGGATGAAATTGATAATCCTTATGCACTTGCTTGGTATATGAAGAAAAAGGGATATAAGAGCCATAAGACCAAGAGTGGTAAAGATGTAAAAGAAGCAGTTGGATCTTCTATGGCACAAAAGCAAGATCAAACTCAGGATATGCAGCAAAAGCAGCAACAGCAAAAGTTGCAGCAACAAAAACCAGATCCTGCAGATAGAAAACTTGCTTCTATTCAGAAAATGCAACTTGCCGCTAAACTAAAGCAAGTTCAGCAGGGAATTCCTCTGAAGGACTCTTATGAGATCGAAGAGGGTAGAGCAATGGGAAATGTCAGTTCTTCTGATACAAATCCAAGAGGTGCTGCAGTTAGAGCAAGTTCTGGTAGTGGAATGACGATGACTAAGGCTGCTGGTCTTGGCAAATCAAAGAGCACTGCTAATAATCCTGCTGCTGATGACTTAAGAAAAAAGTATTTTGATAAGCAGGCAAAAGCAGATCGTCGTGCTGCTGCTAAGGAAAGAGCAGCATCTGGTGATGATAGAGTTGGTAAACTAATTCGTTCGGTTCAGAACTCTCATTACACTCCAGAAGGTGAAATGGTTGACGAAGCAAGAGCAGAGGATAAGAGAGGTCTTACTCCTACAGGAGCACAAAGACAGAAACAAAAAACTGGTGTTGTAACTTCTTCTGGGCAAGTTGCTCATCCTGCAACTTCTTACTCTGGAGGACAAAATCCTCATCTAAGAGGAAAGGGTGGTGGAAATAAAACTCAAAGAAGAGAAGCAAGTCGTAGATATGTAGATCAACCAGGTGGAGTTTATGCTAAACCTGAAAACAAACAGGGTTCTGGAAGATATGCTGCTATGCAATCTAAGAAGAGACAAAAACCTGACCTCGGGTCAAGGTTTGATTGATCTAAATAAGATAGGATAAATCACACGGAGGTCATTATGTCTTTAGCAGCACTTATTGCTTTTTATAATGCAAATCAGGCGGCAATTCTTACCGTTCTTTTAATTGTTTCCGAATTTCTTGGTGCAAATCCAAAAATCAAAGCAAACGGTTTAGTATCATTTGTTCTTCAACAAATTCGCCAGAAGGCAGTTGAAGGTGGAGCAAAAGATCCAACTCCCTGATATATACATATAACTTAATAAATCATGGGGAGATTTTGGACTCCCCATTTTTTATAAATATTCTTAGGCAAATTTATAGTAAAGGTAACTAGAATGGCACTCTGGGGAAATAGCACAACTGACGAATCCAGACCAAAGTGGTTGAGAGCAAACGATAATCCTGGAAATGATTTAAATAACTGTTTTGCTGACGAAAGGGGATGGGTTCTTCGTCACCCTAATGGTTATGAAGAAGTTCTTGTTACCGTTAGTGGTCTTAGCACCAAGATTGGAAATGCTACGATTGCTGGTGTATACTTCAATGCAGCATCTTATGCAAAGAATGCTACGGGAACCGTTGTTGTCAATTATAATGAGAAGGTAACTGTTTCCGGTGGTGCTACTATTGGAGTTGCTGGAACAACTACTGGAACAATTGTTGGAACTGCGGTTACTCAAACTGCTGTTCAGCAAGTTGCATTTACATTTACAGTTCCAAATACAACTCAAGTTCTGTCAATACGTCCTGGATCTATCGCTGGAACAATTGTTGATGCTATTGGTGGTGCAACATCAGATAAAGTATTTGTTAGTGGGGAAGTAAAGGGAGTAGGTGGAGTTGGTATAGTTACAACAATTAGCGTTGCTTGATTATAAATGATATTTAATGAACTGAATGAGGAGAATTTCCTCTTGTTTGCTATTAAAAACTATGAAAATCCTCAGGCAGTAACTAAGGAAGATTTTGATAAGGACTTAAATCATTTTAAGTATATCAAAAGACTTCTGAAAAGATATCAAAAAACGGGAGAGTTGCGGGCACACCTTTTAATTAATCATTTTATTGTTCTTTACAATATATTTGGTGATGCCACAACTCCTATGTTATTTTATAAGATTGAAAAAGATCTATGGTCTCCTATGAAAACTTTTATTATGTTTTTAAATAAGCTTCCTGAATTTCCTAAATGTTATATACATGAAATTGAGATTAATTTAGATTGTTTATCCCAACTTCAGAAAATTTATAATAAAAATGGAAAAGATTGATAAGGTCATTAGTTGTTTTAGAAAACTAAATGAGGAAGGAATGGTGACTGCATCAGTTCCTGTGAATAAAGTTGGGGACGGTGGATTTACTAGCAGGGCAGATCCAAAAGGACCAGTTGCTGGTCTTGATCCTGTTATGAGATTTGTGAGAAGAAAGAAAGTTGATTATAGGACGGTTCCAAATAATTATAAAAAATGGGTTAAAAACTTAGATAAGAAGTCCTAAATTATAAATACTTATAAGTTTGATCTAAACAATTAGTTTTTCTGATAAGAGAATGGGTGGTCTTTCCAGATAACTAGAACCATGTTTAATCCAAACGCTTCGGCAGATACTAAGATTGCTGTTCTTGAGGAACGCTTATCTGCATACGAATTAATGCTTAAAAGAATAGACGAAGCCATTCAGCTAGTAAGTAAGACCAATCAAAATATTAGTAAAATGCTGGCAGTTCATGAGGAAAGGATTGAGCAGTGCCACAAAGCAGATGACTATATTGGAAGGTTAGTTGAAGAGTTAAAACTTGAGAATAAAGATCAGCACGAAGCAGTATCTGAAAGAATTGATAAGATAGAAGAGGATGTTCAAGAGATAGGGAAAATAAAGTGGATGACTGTTGGATGTGGGGTTCTTCTGGCAGTTCTTACTACCGCATTTTCTACTCTTGCTTCAGGATGGTGGACACCATCTGAAATGCAAATGCACAATGAGAAAACATTTAGGTCTAGATAAATATCAGGAAGAATTGGCCAAACGCCAAATGAAAACGAAGAAAAAATTAACACTTTATAGTCTTCAAAAATTAACTAACTCAGTCATAAAGTGGACTGGAATTCTTTCGTTTTACTGTAAAAAGAACCTTGACTGATCTGCTAATTCGTTCTAGAATACTACTACGTTAAATTTTGGTTATGGATTTTGTAGATACTAAGTTCATTAGTATTCTTTCTCCACGTCTTCAGAAGTTCAAGAAAGTTAAAAATAATCTTTATAATTTTCGTTGTCCAATATGTGGAGATTCTCAGAAGAATAAAAATAGAGCTAGGGGATATTTTTATCAAGTTAAAAATAATTCAAATTTCAAATGCCATAATTGTGGTCTTAATATTTCTTTCAATAATTTCTTAAAACAAGTTGATGTAGAGTTACATAGGCAATACATTTTTGAAAAATTTAAAGAAGGAAATACTGGTAGAAATTTTCAAGCAGAGGAACCAGTTTTCAAATTTGATAAACCTAAATTTAAAACAACTTTAGATTTACCTAAAGCAGTAGAAAATGAAAAGGCAAAAGAATATCTTGAAAATAGAAAATTAAACCCTTATAAATTCTATTACACCGACAAATTTAAGGAGTGGACTAATTCTAAAATAGAAACATTTGATAGGCAGAGTTTGAAATATGAAGAGGAAAGAATTATAATTCCTCTATACTATAATCAAGAACTGGTTGGATTTCAGGGTAGAACACTTGGATCGAGCAGTATAAAATACATTACAATAATGCTAGATGAAAATGCACCAAAAATATATGGTCTCGATGAAATTGAAAAAAGCAAAACTGTCTACATTACAGAAGGACCTTTTGATTCGACATTTATCACCAACTCGATTGCTATGTGTGGAGCTGATGGTGATCTTGATAAGTGGGGTATTAGCAATCGGGTTTGGATATATGACAACGAACCACGTAATAGAGACATCGTATCAAGAATCTCAAAATGCGTCGATAATGGTGAAAAGGTTGTAATATGGAATACTAATATTCATCAAAAGGATATTAATGATATGGTTTTATCTGGACTTGATGTTCAGAATGTGATAGAATTAAATACTTACTCTGGATTAGAAGCAAAACTTAAGTTTAATACCTGGAAAAAAATATGAGCAACGGAACAAAAGTTAAAAAGCGCGATGGTCGAATTGAGTCTCTTGACTTAGACAAAATGCATTTGATGGTTGAAGAGGCATGTAGGGGTCTTGCAGGAGTCTCTGCTAGTCAAGTTGAGATGACTTCTGGTATTCAGTTTTATGATGGAATTACTACAGCAGAAATTCAAGAAATTCTTATTCGTTCTGCTTCTGATTTGATTAATTTGGATCACCCAAATTATCAATTTGTTGCCGCCCGTCTTCTTCTTTTTGCAGTTCGTAAGCAACTGTATGGGAAAATGAAAGAACTTCCAGATCTTGAGCATCACATTTATAATTGTGTTAATCAAGAGGTGTATGATAATGATATCTTTAACAAATACTCCAAGGAAGAGATTGAACGCGCTAATTCTTATATTGACCATGACCGCGACTATCTTTTCACTTATGCGGGTTTACGCCAGGTAGTTGATAAGTATCTTGTTCAGGACAGAAGTTCTGGAGGTGTTTATGAGACTCCACAATTTATGTACATGATGATTGCTCTGACCATCTTTGCAGAGTATCCTAAAGAAACCAGAATGTCATATGTTAAGAGGTATTATGACGCAATCTCCAAACACAAAATCAACATCCCAACCCCAATCATGGCAGGAGTGCGGACACCACTTCGACAATTTGCTAGTTGTGTTCTTGTTGATGTTGATGACACCCTCGATTCTATCTTTAGCAGTGATATGGCTATTGGCAGATATGTCGCACAAAGGGCGGGTATCGGTATCAACGCAGGTCGCATCCGTGGCATCAACAGCAAAATCAGAGGTGGAGAAGTTCAACACACTGGTGTTGTACCGTTTCTCAAAAAGTTTGAAGCGACTGTCAGATGTTGCACGCAAAATGGCATACGAGGTGGATCCGCGACAGTCCACTTCCCAATCTGGCACCAAGAAATAGAAGATATTTTGGTTCTTAAAAATAATAAAGGTACTGAGGACAACCGTGTTAGAAAACTTGACTACAGCATTCAGATCAGTAAACTCTTTTATGAGAGGTTCATTCAGGATGGTGAGATCTCGCTTTTCTCCCCACATGATGTACCTGGACTTTATGATATCTTTGGACTCTCTGGTTTTGATGAACTATACGTTTCATATGAGAAAGATCCGACCATTAAGAAAAAAACTGTTAAAGCGCAAGAACTTATTCTCAACCTCCTTAAAGAACGTGCGGAAACTGGTCGTATCTACTTAATGAATATTGACCATTGTAATTCTCACTCTTCCTTTAAGGATAAGGTGAATATGAGTAATCTTTGTCAGGAGATCACACTTCCAACAGATCCTATTCAACATATTGATGACAATATAGGAGAGATTGCTCTCTGCATTCTTTCTGCTATTAATGTCGGTAAAGTAAAGTCTGATGAAGAACTTGAGGAACTTTGTGAACTTTCTGTTCGTGGATTGGAAGAACTCATCGACTATCAAAAGTATCCCGTATTGGCGGCAGAAATCGCCACGAAGGCACGTCGTTCTCTTGGAGTAGGGTTTATTGGTCTTGCTCACTATTTGGCAAAACTTGGGTTCAACTATGATTCCCAAGAAGCATGGGACGCTGTTCATGGTCTTTCTGAGTCTTTCCAATACTATCTTCTGAAGGCATCTAACCAACTTGCTAAAGAAAAGGGATATTGTGAATACTTTGGTCGCACTAAGTATGCTGATGGCATTCTTCCTATTGATACATACAAAAAAGAAGTAGACGAAATCTCATCCATTAAACTTCAGCATGATTGGGAAAATCTTAGAGCATCGATCTTGGCTCACGGTCTCAGGCACTCAACACTGTCCGCACAAATGCCTTCGGAGAGCAGTTCCGTTGTGTCAAATGCAACAAATGGAATTGAACCGCCTAGGGGATACTTGTCCATTAAGAAATCCAAGAAAGGACCTCTCAAGCAGATTGTCCCTCAATATCAATCTCTTAAGAACAATTATACGCTTCTTTGGGATATGGAGTCCAATCGTGGTTATATTAATATTGTTGCTATGATGCAGAAGTTTTTTGATCAAGCGATTTCTGGAAATTGGTCTTATAATCCTGAAAATTACCCTGACAATGAAGTCCCAGTTTCTGTAATGGCAAATGATTTCTTAACTACATACAAGATGGGATGGAAAACGTCCTACTATCAGAATACTTATGATATTAAGACTGATGAGGTAGTGGAAGAGAAACCCAATCTTCAAGATTTGCTAAGTGAGTTAAGTTCAGTAGAGGAGGGGGAGTGTGAATCCTGTGCAGTTTAAAATTTCTTCCGTAGAAGAACCACAAACAACTATTAAAGGAATGACCGTATTTAATACAGATAAAGTTGATACCAAAAAACAACCTATGTTTTTTGGACAACCTCTAGGAGTTCAAAGATACGATTCATACAAATATCCAATCTTCGATAAACTAACGACACAACAACTTGGTTACTTCTGGAGACCCGAAGAGGTGTCTCTCCAGAAGGATCGTGGGGATTATCATACCCTTCGCCCTGAACAGAAGCATATCTATACTTCTAATTTGAAGTATCAGATCATGCTTGATTCAGTTCAGGGTCGTGGTCCTGGAATGGCATTTATCCCATATTGCTCCCTTCCTGAATTGGAAGCATGTATGGAAGTATGGGGATTTATGGAAATGATCCATAGCCGTTCTTACACTTATATTATCAAAAACATTTATTCAGATCCATCTGAAGTGTTTGACACTATTATTGGTGATGAGCGTATTCTGGAACGTGCTAAGAGCGTTACAGAGTCTTATGATGACTTTATTAATTCTGCACAAAGTTATGGTACATCTAATGATTGGATGTATAGACTTGAAGGAGTCACAAACGCAAAGGAAACACTCAATGATGTCAAACGAAAACTGTATAGAGCAGTCGCAAACGTTAATATTCTTGAAGGTATTCGCTTTTACGTTAGTTTTGCTTGTTCTTTCGCTTTTGGTGAACTTAAGCTTATGGAAGGATCCGCTAAAATCATTAGTCTCATCGCAAGGGACGAAAACCAACACCTAGCACTTACTCAGAACATTCTGAACAAGTGGAGGGATGGCGATGATCCTGAAATGCAGAAGATTATGAAAGAAGAGGAGGAGTGGACATATAAGATGTTTGATCGTGCTGTAAATGAAGAAAAGAAATGGGCAGATTATCTGTTCAAAGATGGAAGCATGATTGGTCTTAATGATAAACTTCTTCAGCAATATGTTGAATGGATTGCAAATCGTAGACTTAAGGCAATAGGTCTTAAACCTCAGTATGATATTTCGGCAAATAATAATCCACTTCCTTGGACCCAGCATTGGATTTCCTCTAAGGGACTTCAGGTTGCTCCACAAGAAACGGAAGTTGAGTCCTACGTAGTCGGAGGAATCAAACAAGATGTTACCAAAAATACTTTCTCAGGATTCAAACTATGATGAATGGTGTGAGCAGGAAATTCTAAACGCATATAAAGAAGCTGCAGAACATGATGATTTTTTGTTTGGAAATCTTGATTATTGTAAAATTTGGTTAGATGCAACTGACTAATGCAATATACATAGAGGAGTTCTTGCTCCTCTTTTTTTATGCCTAAAAATCAACTTAATAAAGAAGAACTTAAAGTTCGTATCCTAAAACTTAAGGATAGGCTTCATAAAGAGCATATTCGTCCAGAGATGGATATGAAAGGACTTGCCCATAAATACCTTAACGAAGTCCTTGATGTGATTGATGAGTATAGATATTGACTATGAGAACCCTTGGGTCTATAATGGAGTTCCTTTTAACTCGGACGATATACAAGATTTTTTTGGTTTTGTTTATCTTATCCAGAATAATCTTAATAGCAGGAGATATATTGGCAGGAAGTATTTCTGGCAGTTTAGAACTCCTAAAGGTAAAAAAAGGAAAGTAAAATCAGAATCAAATTGGAAGGATTACTATGGGTCTTGCCCGGAACTTAAAGAGGACATTG